GGAACTCCTCAGCAACCAGCATCTGACCTTTGCCGTAGGCGAGGTCTTTTGCGTCGTGTGACGATTCCACGTTGCTCACGATGAGCGGCTCGATGAGCCAATCAACCGAGTCAATTACGACGGTTTTGAACTCATGTTCCTCTTTGATGAGGGTCTTGATGTTCTCGACCACGTCCTCAACCTTAGTTGCACGCGGGAAGCTGGTAACATCCAACGAGTCTAGACCGTCCTCAGTGCTGATGAAAATCGGCGCTGGGAACTTGCTAGCCAAGGTGGACTTACCGATACCGTGACCCCCGTAAATGCAGATACGGGGCGGTACATCCTGTTTACCTTTTCTCAAGGCGTCTTGCCAGTTTGACATATTTTTCTCCTTTCGTGGGTTAAAGCGGTTTGTCATCCGCTGCTTCAAAATCGTCGTAGTCGAGACCCATCTGACCAAAGTCCCAACGCTGAGGCATGTACGAGAACGAGTTACGATCCCAGCTCAGCACATTGATAATGTCGTCCTGCTCGCTAGCCACCACCATGCATACTGCACACAGTGTGGGGTCGCCTACCATCAACAAATGGTCACCATTTTGCCATTCAGACATGACACGACGCGCCTTAGCGATCATTCCTGACGTGTCATAGGGCTTACGCGGGTTACCGAAGACCGCACGCAACGCGCCGTATTTCTTCGCGTCCGAGAGGTCTTTATTGTTGTCTACTTGTACTACGTAGACAGTTCGTTGATTACCGTGTTCCATTTTTAACTTTCCTAGTTTTCTTAGGTGGTGGTGCCACTAAAGCGAGTTGCTCAGGGGTGAGGTACTGCGAGCAGCCAACCGCTATGGCGATTTTTATCGCCTCTTTGTTATACCATTCATAATCGAGATCAGCAGGGTGAGCGACCTTGTCAAGTAGTGTCATGCACGCCTTAGCGCCTTCGGTCTTAGGGACTTTGTTGCCATTCGTAGCATACTTGATAGGCTCGCCGCCAGTATCCGTTGATTGATACCACCGTACGACTTTGCCAAGGTAAACCCCAGCTTGCTGGCCACCGCCAGTGACATTCCTTGCGCTAATGAAGTCCGTAAACGGAGCAGACTTAATCGTCTCTTCGAACGGAGTACCGCTTGCCAACCACGCGCCGACAGCATCTGACGATACCTGAGCCGTTGGGTTTTTCTTAAGAGAGAGCGGCGCATAGATGCCCTTGACTTTCAGCTTACGGTCAGGCTTGACCGCAATGTAATTGTTCACGTCCTTCATAGCGAGGGCGCGATACGGCGTGTACTCAAACACGAAGCCGGACACCTCACTAAACTTATTGACAACCTTCTCAACTAGCTCCTTCTGTTCCTTTGTGAACTTGATCGCGATGCCGTCTGTATTAGCTGACAAGGTCAAAGCCCCTGCCCGCTCAAGCCACTCAATCAACATGAGCAGGGTGAACTGCCCAGTCAGCGTCACCGCCAACATCAAGTCCGGCGAGTACAACACCGAGTAACGGCTGGCGAGCTTGCCGAACGTGCCGTTCAGCGAAATCTTCAGCGTCGCGTCAGTGATCTTGTCGCCGTTGCGCTTTGCCTCGAGGCGGCGCTCGTAAATCTTACGGTACTCTTCAACGAAGCGCTTACCGAGCGCGGCGGGCACAAACCCGCACTCAAGAATGATACTCGGGTAGAACGAAGCCGCGTCAAGGTCGCACATGTGATCATCACCGGCGATGTGGCACACCTGCTTATCGTGCACGCTGTGAATGCCGCCCACACCGAGCTGGTACTCGCCGGTGCCAAATTTAATCGTCTGCTGCCCGAGGAAGTCAGGGAGCTGGACGTGCCCTGTGGCGGGGTTCATATTAAACACGTGCTCAGAGACGCGATCAAGCAGACCCTGTAGCTCGGCATCCATAAACTTCAGGAACGCCGGAGGCGTATATCTGACCGTCTTAGGGATCTCATTCTCTTGACGTTTGAGACCCATACTGGTGATGTACGCCTGTTCCGCCATCTGTGAGTCAGACTTGCTACGCATGTCAGCTCCGTACCGGCGGCTCATCTCAACGCGCAGCATAAGCTCGCCTTCGAGTTGATTCAACAGCTCAGCAGTTGTGTCGACGTCGTTGTGGCAATATTCAAGGAGCATCGGCTCTTGATCGGGGGTGATCATCTCGTCGTGAGCGATCGGCATGTCTTGCAACTTAGGCATGTGCATGCGAGCGCCGTAGGCTTTCAGACCTACGAACGAGGGGGCAACCTCAATCAAGTCAATATCATCAATGATGATGTCACGCAGGTTGTGCTTACGCATCGCGTTCCAAGGCGACAGGCGGTTCGTGATGATGTCATCGGCAATCCGCTTGATCTCAATCTCAGTCCTGCCAAGGCAGAACGCCGCCACAACCGCGTTGTCAAACGACTTACTATTGAAGCCGATGAACGTGCTGTCTGACTGCTGCACAAACCGAGTGAGGCGAGCAGGGGCGTCGTCAGAATGACGCCACAGGTCAAACCACTCGCCGGTCTCAATGTTCTTTGCGCAGAACAGAGTCCGGTTAGGCAGAGTTTCAGTATCAAACACCCAAGTACCCATGTCAGTCTTGATTAACGTAACCGCTGGTAGGCTCGCTACCGTCACCACAAGCCGCATCAGCTTTACGCTGCTCGATCTCAATCAGCTTCTCAAGGAAGTGAACGGCTTTCTGCAGGTCTTGAACAGTGTTACCCTTCAGGTAGCAACGCTCAATGTATTTTGTAGCCGCCGCTTGAAAGTAGTTCAGGCGCAAGCGATTGACGCGGTCCCAATGTTCCTCGCCGCCGTGCTTGTAGTGGTTACCACCGATCTGTTTTTGATTTGCCGCGCTCATGCTGCGTATTCCTTGATCATGTTGAAAATTTCGCGCTCGCGACCGACCAGAATCAGCTCTTCCGCGTAGCTGATGTAGCGGTCAAATACGCGGCGCATGCGTTTGTTGCCGAGTGAGATCTCCCGAGCGCAAAACAGCGCACCCTGTGCTACGTCGGCGAGCTTGAGAGTTCTCTTGTCTTCAGGTGAGAGGTGTGGTGTTACGATTCCGGCAGCGCTCATAAGGCGCAACTCTAATTCGTCAACTTTGCCGCCGATGCCGAACTCACGCTTAGCAGGGGAGGGGATGTCGCCGGTTTGGTGTTCAGCCAAATCATGGAACAGCGCAGCCATCAGCAATTGACGGCTCGCCATCGGGTCAAACATCAAGCACAGCATAGCAACGCCGTGTGAATGATGACCGACGGTCTCAGACACGAGCGTGGTGACTGTGTGATAGCGCTTCACTTCGCTTCCAGCCAGAATAAAATCGAGGGTATGTTTCACAAAAAGTTCTCCAGTTAGCAGTTATGTGAGCAATTATAGCTCACATTTCTCACAGCGCGCAAATTATTTTTTCTCAGCCTTTCGCAACTCATTTATCTCGTCATCTTCCTCTTTGATTTTGCGTGCTTGGTCACGGCGGTCAATCCAATCAAACGCGGCGCGACGCCAGTCCTCGGCGCGGATCTTAGCGGCATAGCTACGACCGTCACCGGCGTGAATCTTGCGTACGCGACTGATCATAGCCATGGGGCGGGCGATGTGCTCAAAGAAAGGGTTAGCATAATGAATGCGCTCGTTATACGGGTCGTGGCAGAACATCTCACACTCCGCTAAGAACAGTTTGTACTCGCCGTTCAGCATGATCGGCAGGGGGCGCACTGAGCCGTTAGAGTAATGGTCATAGTCGTTAGCGTCCGGCGGGGTCACGAGGTATTTGTTCGCGTTATAAAGTTCTGTGTATAAGTGGAAATTATTACTCACCTGACGGTACACGCCGATTCTGTGCGCTATCGCAGCGGCTACAAACTCCTGCAGGAAACTGAAATGCACAGCGTTAGCGCCGTACGCACCCCACCAGATATCGTTAGACCGGTTGATCACCGTCATATTGAGGCGACCGCCGCGAGTGTCAAAGATGACCTGCATATTGCACGCCTTGTCCTTGGTCTTCTTGTTCAAATCAGCATCGTCCCAGATCTGAACAACCGCCTGACGACTGTTAGGGTCGCGGCGCAGGGTTCTGATGACCTCGTCAAGCTGGTCATGACCGAAGTGCTTGCGCCAGCGGTGACCATAGGCGGCGTTGAATGTCTTGCCGTCGTCGCTGAACTCGACCATGCGCTTGTTGAACTGCTGTAGGAACGCAACGTCGTTACGCCCTGCCAGCATCCAAATCGACTCCATCAGGTGAAAGATCGGGTTAGCATCACGACCCTTGTGAAACAGCACGCGCTCAGACGGGCACTTGTAGACCGTGGTCACCATCTCAGGGTACACGATAGCGGGACCATTGCGGGTCTGCTCAGGTTGAAGGTTGAGCACTTTGAGCTTCCAGAATATCTCACTGAAAGCCTGATTGACGTTACGTACGACTAACTCCATTTTAGAACTCCGTTTCTGGTTGGTAGGTTGTTTTAGGTTTACCCTCGCCGAGTACGGCGCGGCAGTACTTGCTGAACTCGCACATGCAGTTCTGCACATCATGCAGCGTCATGTCTACGATTTCTAATTTATCAACGATCTCGCTGAAAATGTTGCTCAGCTCGGCATTGAATTCTTTCTGCTTCCACGTGGCGAACGGCTGCTTGCCGAGCAAATAGTTTAGCCCACGCGAGCTACCAGGACCGATAGGCGCATAAGTGAACAAGTCTTCAACGTCCATGCCGGTGTACGTCAAGTCAGCGGCAACCTGTCCGGCAATAAAGGTGCTGATGCCGAAGCACTTGCTCAGTTCAGCTACGAACCGCTCAATAGACATCATCCCGCCATCGTTCCACAGCGCCGCGCTAATGTTGTCAGCGTTCTCAATTGCGCTGCCGATGATGTACTTTGCCACCGCCTTAGACTTGTTGCCTCCTGGCTCCATCTTAGTCGGGTAGAGCATGTACGCGCCGGAGTAAACCTTATTGCCGTCTTTCTTGATACGCTCAAGCGTGTGCTCAAACAAGTCGGCATCAAAGTTTTCAGGAGCGCAGGGGATGACACCCTTGTCAATCAGCGCCTGTAGCGTGGGTGGCCAGTTGATCAGGCGAGCGATCAACAGCGTGAACCACAAGTGCTCATCGCCTCGAGCGGTCGCTGGCTCAATCAACCGGTCAATCACCCAAACCGAAACGCGATCATCGCAGCGGTGGATGTTGGTGAACTTGTACTTAGCGAGCACAGGGTCTTTAGTCCAAGGAGCGCTGTGACCGTTCTCACGGGCGATGCGGATAGCCTCCCGCTCCCAGATGAAGTAAAGCAGACCCGCCATCGAGCAAACTGTCTCCGGCGTCGGCATAGGGTAAGGGCAATTGTCACGCATTTTCATACTCCTTTATGATTTCTACTAGCGCGGGGTGAGGGTCGGTGTGGTCAATCAGACGCACATCGTACGTGCCTTCTTTGCGCAGGTTTTTGTAGCAGTTGACAACCGACTCAAACTTGTCAATCAGGTTCTTCGGGTCAAACTCTTTGTCGTTGCCGGCGGCGAGGCGACGCCCCTTCACACGCTCAACGCAGAGGTCTTGCGGGGTGTCAAGAAAGGCGTACACATCGCAGCCGGTAGGGTGAATGGCTTGCGTCACCTGACCGGCGAGTCCGCTCGCAGACACCAAAGCGCCCTCGTATAACACATGGCCATGGGGGTGTGCTTTCAGGATCTTCTCGGCAATCTCAGCCTGTGTCTTGATGGCGTCTGTGCCGCCGCATGTGTTGTCATACTTGCCAACCACGAAGATAGGCTCGCTGATTCCGGCAGAGCTGGCGTCGACTTGATAACCGGCGATCTTTTTACCGCTCATCAAAACTGTGTGCGGGTAGTTGAAGAAGCCGCGCATCGCGGTAGTCTTGCCCGAGCCGAACGTGCCGGCAATTCGCAGGATGATATGCTTCATAGAAAGTGCTCCGCTCTGAAGGGTGAGCCGGTCTCAGGGAACACGGCGGCTTTCTGCTTTACGGTCAACGGCGCGGTCTCGCACTCAGCGCGTAACCAGTCAGGCAAGAGCTGTGAGCGCATGTCCTTGAACACCTCGGTATACTCACCTTGATCACGCGCCTCAGCCCACTCAATCCGCTCCCACGCCATGTCCGCGTAAACTCCTGGGTAGCGACGACCGAAGAAATGATTCTTGAACGTGCAAAGGTTTGACTCCATAGTGAAGCGACCCGCGTGAGCGATGCCAGGATTGGCGGCGTTGAAGCTATCAATGTACTTGTCAGCCTCCGCAGCGAGGAAGCCGCACATCAGGTTGAACTTAGGGTAGCTGCCGTCTTGTCCGTTGGGCAGGCGCTTGTCCCACACCAGCTCATCTTTGCCAATCAAGAACAGCATTCCGTTGCGGTGTGACTTGCTGCCCGACTTGTCGCTGAACATCAGGTCATCACAGTCAGCTCCGAAGCCGTTCAGGTAGACATACTCGAGGTAGCTGAACGATGACAGGCGACCGAAGCTGTAGTAGCGGTTACGCACAAGATCCCAAAGCTCGGAGTAAGGCTTACCGGTCAGCATTGCCTCCTGAGAGCCGAACTCCTCGACCAACTTGGCGTAAGTCTTGATGGCTTCAAGGGTGTCGCGCTTCTGGTAGCGGCGGTCGGTGTCAAACTGAAGCGTATCCCACTCAGCATTGAACCAATCATTGAACTGCGTCAACTGAGCGCCCGCAGGAGGCACGCTCGGCAGTCGGCTGAGCAAGCGTAACGAGGTGATCGGGTTCTGCGTCAAGCCGTTCAGAAAGGCGAACCAGAGCTTCTGCTCAGCGTCCCATTCGCAGCGGCGGGCTAACTCAGGCATGTACAGGTAAACCAGTCCTGGCATAACACCATGCTCAAGGTTCATCTTGTACAGCGCCGAGAAATACGCGGCGCGGTTCTCAGGTAGGCGGTGGTCGGTCATTCTTCCCTCGCTTTCATCATTGCGTCTGCTATTCGGTAAGATATTTCAGCAACATGTTCATTGCTGTATTCACCAACGAGTTCAGCAGTCAGCAAACCTGCCATAGCCTGAGCCGCGAAGTAATCACGCAAATTCATGCCGTAATATTCTTCACTTGGGAATGCTTGTTGTTGTCTCATGAAAACTTCCTAGTGTAAAAGGGTTCAACAATCTTCGTGTCAGGGGCGCTGCCCACAATCCAGAAGGCGGTGTGGTCATCATAATCTAACTGGTTGTTGTGTGTCAACCAGCGCCACATCTTAGCCTCGTAGGTCGGGTGAAAACGGATGCCGTCAAAATTCTCACCGGTGAAGTGATCGCTATACTTGCTGTAGCCGCTGTCGTGCAGGCTAAAGTGCTTCCACTTGAACGGCAGCTTGTCAATGTCAATGCCGATGTAGGCTAACCGAGCACGCATCCAACCGCGCTTGTCGGGACCGATGCCAATCGTGAACAGTTCCTCAATGTTGTGCGAGTCGCGGCTCAAGCCGAGCATGATGCTCGTCAGCGAGTTACACGATCCAGCAGGGGCGATGAGGCGCTTGACTTCGGGCGGGATGTTAGCTGTCTGATGAGCGCCGACCTCATGAAACTTACGCACATCGTCCTCAGGGTAGCGGTCATGTGGCACGGTAATGCCGTACTCTACGACGAGCGAGGTTGGTTGCGTCAGGTCAACAACCTTGCGCTGCAGGATAGGGTTGTACGGACCAGAAGCGTACTCAAACTCAGCATCAAAGCCGTAGGCAATGCGAGGGTTCTCATGACGCAACACAGTCTCAGGTTTGCTATAGACGATCTGCCGAGCGCGCAAGCCGTAGTGCGCACCCACGATAGCGCTCATGCTCAGCTGAGGGGACTGAATGCTAGCGCCGGTCACGATGTGGGTCTTACCCTGACGGAACTTGTTGACGTACCAAATCAGCTGGCGCATCTTAGAGCCGTTGGGACCGCTATAGCCGAGCGGCGCAAAGTAATCCTCGCGCTTGAACCACAAGCCCTTGTGATTCTCCCACGGCGTCTGAGTGCCGAGGTGCTGCTCCCACTTGACGACGTTGCGGTCAAGCGACAGGTCGGGAAATACGGTGTTCATGCTAGCTCTTCCTTTACAAATAATGCGTAACCGGCGTCCTCAGGGAAGGGCGCTCCGTGTGACATGATCAAATTAGAGTCGATCACCTCGTTAAAACCATCAGCGGGGGCGATGTAGAACTTGATGTCGCCGGTCTCAATGCGCACCGCTGCTACGCCCACGAGACCCTTACCGCTCGTGAACCACTTTACGCCCGCCAACTCAGGTGCGTTCTCAGTCATTTCTTTACTCCTTTAATGTTAACCAACATGAAGCTGCGGTCATTGATTTCAATAATCTTCTGCTCACCGACCTTAGCGGCGGCGTAGAGCTGTGCGGTCAAGCGGTCTTGCTGAGCGCTAGTCATCCAGTCAGGGTTGTCGCGCCACATCTGATACGCATTCTTCCACGTAGCGCCGGTGTTCACGCAGATGATCGTGCGGTCTAGCTTGAGCGAGTCCTTCATGACTGGGCGGGTAGAGGTGTCAACCACTTGTTTAATCACTTTGCTAGTAGGTACAGGGGAGAGCAAGCTCTCAAAGACCTCAGCACAACGCCTTTCGGCGGTTTTGCGGTCGCTGAAGCGCTTGACCGGTGTTGTGCTGTGGCGGTTATAGAACGACACTAATTGTGGGGTCGTCATGCTGGAAAAGTTTACTGTATTCATTTCAAATCTCCAAGGAAAATTCTGATTAAAAAGGGGCTTTTTCGGTCTGCTCGATGCGCTTACGTGCGTATTCGCGAATCTGCTTAGCAGTCCAAGGTACGGGACCAGTTGGGGGTGGGAATGGCCAGTTGTTCATGCTGAGCCTTTCATAATGATGTGCATGAGCGTAGTCAAGTCAGACACACCGCCGTTGTAGTAATGTGCGGTACTTAGCTTGGGCGCTGTGGTTGATAAACTTAGTCATCAAGATTGTGTGATCAGCATTGAACCGGTTACGGCTCACAGCCTCCTCACCGGTCATGAATGCGAACTTAACGTCAAGGTACTTGCTGGTCACCACCGACATCTGACAGCCGTTCAAACCGATGATCAACACAGTGGGCTTGCGGGGCTTAGGTGGCATCACCTCTACCTTGTAGCGCTTAAACTGCGTGTCAAACTCAGCGTTAACGTGCTGCTTGACTTCAGGCATCGTCATCTGCGGGCGAAGGCGCTCGGCTATGCGGTCAGCTAGCAAGTCAAGCAAGTCATCAAAGATCTTGAGCAGCGGGTTAGCGGGTTCAGCGGCGACCGGTGCGGCAGTCACTGCTGGCTGCGGGATAGGGTCGCGCTTAGCTTCAGCACGCGCCTTAGCTATCATCACCTTATGCGTGAAGACCGTGCCGTCAGTGATCTTGCGGTGGCGCTCATAGCGCAGGGCGTCTTGAGCCTCACGGAACGCGGTCTTAGAGTCAAGAGCGGGATTACCCTTGAACAGCAACACAAGGCGCTCATAGTGAGCGGCTTTTTCTTCGGTGCTCCAAACAATTCGTGTTCTCATGTTATTTGCTCCAGTGGCGAGCCGCGCAGGTGCTCTTGATGCGGTTGTAGTCGGTGTGCACTTTGTTTTTGAGGCGGTCGCAGTACGCGATCTCCTCATCAACCGCGCTGTCGTAATCAAACGTCCCAACCGCGCCGAGCGCGATCAGGATGAGCAGGAATGTGATGCGTGAGGTCATGCTGCCTCCTTGAACGTAGTTGCGTGGGGCTTGATGCCCAGCTCTTCAAGATGACGGATAGCGACGAAGTCCAGCGGTAAGCTAGAGCCGCAGATCAGGAACACGGCTTGGTTAGATGTGACTGGGCGAGAGAATACGCGGCGTGTGCCGTCCTCGTCTTTAATTATGACGACGTATTCTTTCTTACCTTGGTCTTTGCGTTTCATAGTAGTTCTCCTAGTTATTGAGTTATTGTTTAGAAAGCCAGTTCGGTCTGTTTGACTTCAATGGCGTAACCGAGGCTCTTAGCGAGCTTGAGCGTCTCGCGAGTCAGAGTGTACTGACGGGCGAGGTCAGCAAAGATTTGAGCCGTGCTGTTAGCAGGGTAGATTGTCTCTTTACCGTAGACATTCTTTACGGTCACTAAGAGCGTGGTGTTTGTGATAGGTTGAGTCATGTGAGTTCTCCAGTTATTGAGTTATTAAGGGGTGATTAGAAAACGAAGAAGCCGGTGCAGTAGCCGATGTAGCCGCCAGTGCTTGATGAGCGCTGAATCAGCTCGGTCATATTGACCGCACCAACCCAACGACCCCACGCCTCGTTATAGATGACGACGTACTGAGCGGGACGAGCCTCAACACCGCGCTCTTTGTGGAAGTAGTTAGCGGCGTCCTGCGCCATTTGAGCGGTAGCCTTCTCAGCGGCGGCTTCAGTAGCGTAGCTCTTGCAAGGGTTCTTGTTAGTAGCGCGGTACTCTTCGATGCGAGCGATGATTGTTTTGTTGATGTTCATGATTGAGTTCTCCGAGTTATTGAGTTATTAAAAAGTGATGCCACGCTTAGTGAAGAAAGCAACTACGTGGTGGTTACGACCGCCTTCGCTCAAAATGCTAGCGATAGTGGCAGTGAAGAAACGATCCCAGTCAGCTAAAGGAAGTTTTTCGTCGCGGACGGTGTCGTTAGCGTTGATGCGAGCGCTGTCAATGATTTCATCAACGGCGAGGCGATTGTCGCGGCTTTCAATCTTGCTGCAATCTGCGATTAAGTTGTCGTAGCGGCGGTCGTGTGTCATTCAAGTTCTCCAGTTATCAAGGTATGGATTGAATTATAGTTTCAAATTTTCTGAATCGCCAAGCGATATTTTTAATGACCCTTCACCGCAGTTGGTTATTGGCCATTTCCCCTATGGAGAGCACGCTTTTCACAGTGGCCAATTCAATGTCGCCGCAAAAAGTTTTTTCAAATAATTTGCTTTTTCTGAAATTCTCAGGCATAATTCGCAGTGATAACGTATAACTGGAGAATTATTTAATGCAACTCAGACCCTACCAAGACGAAGCAACCCAAGCCGCTATAGCCGCGCTAGGGAAAGGCGTCAACCCTGTGCTTCAACTCGCCACCGGTACGGGCAAGTCTCTCATCATCGCCGCTATAGCTGACCTCTATAGGAGAGTCGGCAAAAACACTTGGGTACTCACCCACGTTCAACAGCTCGTCAAGCAAAACGCTTCCACCTATACGCGCTATAGCGGAGTCAAACCGGCAATCGTGTGCGCGGGACTGAACCGCAAGGACGTTGACGGCGACGTTACCTTCGGTACCATTCAAAGCATGATGGGCGTCCTAGCTGAAATGCGAGCGCCTGACCTCATCATCATAGACGAAGCCCACCGCGTCCCGCACAACGAGGGCGAGCCGACGCTCTACGAATCAATACTACGCCGTTACCCCGCTGCTCAACGCGTCGCTATGACCGCCACGCCTTGGCGCATGGACAACGGAATCATTTACGGTGACGGAGACCAGTTCTGGTTTGACCGTCTCGCCTACAACTACCCTGTACCCCGCGCCGTTCACGACGGCTGGCTCTGCCCGCTAGTGGGCGTTGAGACCACGTTTCAACTTGACCTCGAGGACGTGAGCGTGAGCGGCGACTTTGTGCAAACCGAGGTCGGTGACAAGCAGATGAACGATTGGCTTGAGTCAATGGCTGAATCGTTACTCACCCTCGCCGGCAACCGGAAGCATATCGCGGTGTACTGCCCAACGATTACCGCCGCTATGCGAGCCGCTAACGCAATCACCAAGGTCACCGGCTGGTCAACGGAAGTCATGGCGGGTAACCTGAAGGGCGCGGACAGGGACTACATCCTGGATCGGTTCCTGAGCGGCGCAAGCCGTGTGCTCTGCTCGGTTGATATGATTACCACCGGCTTTGACTTCCCCGCGCTCGACTGCATTGTGTGCCTGAGACCAACTCTTTCCTCCTCTCTGTGGGTTCAGATTCAAGGTCGGGGCACGCGCCTACACGACAGCAAAAAGAACTGCCTCGTGCTTGACTTCGTGGGTAACCTGCAACGGCTGGGCGGCGTCGACATGTACGACAATTTCTACCGGCAGAGCCTTGACGCTGAACCGGAGGAGCTTCCCGCCGTGCCCACTAAGCCTTACGTCAAGAAAGAGCGCAAGGTCTATCCTGGTGTGCGCACTCTGAAGCCTATCGACCCTATGACCGGACTCGAGGCGACCGACGACTCAATCATCAAAGTCACAGTCAGCAACGTCAACTGCGTCGCGCTACCCACGCGGCGTAACCCTAATCAACCGGTGTTGCTCGTGCAGTACGCATGCGTCACGGATGAGGGAGCGCGTATTGACGCTTCTACTTTCATCAGCACCGAAACACCCACATCGCAATCGGTGGCGTTTTTCAAAAGACGCGCACTT